TGTAGAGGAAATGCGGCGCCGGCAGCGCCTCGGCACGCGCCGGGCGCGACACCATCCCCGCCCCGAATTGCGCCCCCGCCGAGGCATGCTCGACGGTCGCAAAGGCCGGGCTGACCAGGCCCGAGACGAGCAGCGCCAGCGCGCAAAGGAAGGTCGAGAGCTTCTTCATGGGCTTGAGCCTTTCCGAACGATCAATTCAGCGCTTCGCCGAGCCGCTGGAGGATCGACTTGCCCCCCCCCTTCTTCGGCTTGGCATTGGCGGTTTCTGCAGATGCGGGCTTGAGGCAGCCTTGAAGGCGCGCCGATTCCTCGAACTCGGGCGGGCATTCCTCGCCGGCGGCGAGCTCGCGCGGGTAGATTTCGCCCGGCGGCACGCACCAAAGTGGTTTGATCAGCTTCATCGCCGCTCCTTCCTTGCCGGACCGTCGCCGCGGCGGCGGTCGGGGAAAGAAGAAGGCCCCGCCACTTGCGCAGCGGGGCCCTCAGCCTTGCTCGGGGGGAGAGCTAGTTGATCTTGAACGCCTTGACTTCCTCGGGATTGAGGAGGCCGCCGCCGACGCGCTTGGTCGTGTAGAACTGCACATACGGCTTGTTGGTGTACGGATCGCGCAGCATCCTGACGCCCATGCGATCGACGATCAGGTAGGCGCGGCTGAAGTTGCCGAACAGCAGCGGAAGCGCGCCCGTCGCAATGTCGGGCATGTCGGCCGCCTCGGTGATCGGATAGCCGAGGAGCGTCTGCGGCTGACCGGCCTGGTAGGAGGGCTGCCACAGATACTGATTGGTCGTGTCCTTCAGCAGGCGCACAGCCGCGAGGGTGTTGCGGTTCATCACGAACCGGGCCCCTTCCGTCTTCTCGCTCGGCAGGTCATGGACGAAGCTGACGACGTCGTCAGCCTTGTCGAGCTTGTTGACCGTGCCCGTCGCGGTCCGGACCAGCACTGCACCAAACGGGTGAGCCGCGGCATTCGCTGCGCCCGTCACATAGGTGAGGATGCCGAACGGCTTGTTGGTGCCGTCACCCGAAATGAACGCCGCACCTTCGGCCCTGGCGAACTCGGTCGCGATGTCGTCGCCGATCAGCTGCTCGAGGTCGATCTGCGCGTCGTCGAGCATGCCCTGCGATGCCGCCGGGTTCGCATAGAGCTCGCCGGGCGTATAGCTGAGCGAGCCGAACGTAGGTGTGGCGGTCGCCGGGCGCGCAGCCTGGTCGCCGACCCATCCCGACGCCATGCCGCGGAGGTTGAACAGCTTGGAGAAGGCGGCGGTGCTGATCGCCTGCACTTGGCAGATCGAGCGCATCGGGCTGATCTTCACCAGCTTGTCCGTGATCGTGCGATCCCACTCGGTCGGAGCGAGATAGCCGCCGGCAGCGGAGCTCGATTTATCGACCGACGCCTGCACCCGCTCGCTGAGGTTGCCGTCGCGGATGAACGAATTCCACGCCGACGTATATTCCGGGTCGGCGATCTTGCGTTCGCCGGGCTGAAGCACGGCTGCCGCGAGCTTCTTCTGCTGATCTTCGTAGGCCGCCTGAAGTTCGCTCAGCGTGTTGTTGATCGTCGCGACCTGCTCGGCGGTGATCGGATCCTCGCCGCGGCCTTCCAGCTGCTTGAGGCGCGCATCGTTCTGCGTCTTGAACTCCTCGAAGGCAGCCTTGATCTGGCCGATCAGGGTCGTTGGATCGCCGTCGGCGCGAACCGGGCCGGCGATCGCTCGGGGGCGTGCCGGAATCGAGAGTGCCGCCGCGACGACACTGCAAAGGGCGAGAGATTTCATCATGCTGCTCCTTATGAGCGAATGGTAGAAAGGAGGCTGGACAGAGACCCAACCAGTTCGGTGACGGCAGCGTCCGGCGTGCCTTCAGGGGCAGCGCCCGGCGTGCCCTTGATCTTGCTGATGCGCTCGCGCGCCTGGCTGCGCGACAGGCCGGAGGCCATCAGCTGCAGCTCCATTGCGCGGATCTCATTGACCCGGCGGTCCTCGGCCTTCGTGCCCTCGTCCTTCTTGACCTTGTCGGCGGGCAGGAGCGCGTCGGCGAAACCCTTGTCGATCGCCGCCTGGCCCGACAGCCAGGTCTCAGCGTCCATCATCTTGGCGACGTCGTCGGCCTTGAGCCCGGTGCGGGCCGCGTAGACGTCGCGCATTGCGGCGTCGAAGGGTTCTAGGAAGGCCGCGGTCTCGGCCATGTCATGCCGGTTGCCGATCGCCAGCACCCACGCGTTGTGGATCATGAAGAAGGACGCAGCGCCGATCTCGATCCGATCGCCCGCCATCGCGATGATCGATGCCGCGCTAGCCGCCATTCCCATGACCTGGACGGTGATCTCCTGGGAGTGCTCGCGGAGCACGTTGTAGATCGCGATGCCTTCGAACATATCGCCGCCAGGCGAGTTGAGCTGGACCGTGACGGGGCGATCGCCAATGGCCCGCAGCTGGGCCGTCACCCGCTTCGCCGTGACGCCACCGCCGCTCCAGAAGTCCTCGCCGATCATGTCGAACATGGTGATGACATTGTCGCCGGTGGCGACGGCCCGGACGCCGGCGGCTTCCTCGCCCCACTTGTCGAGGATGCCGGGCTTGCTCAGGGCCGCAACGTCGCGGTTCGCTGGCACCGGCAGCGCCCCGGGGCGCGCCTTGGCGAAGACGGGCATGGGCTTAAGCATCGACATTCTCCGGCTTGGCGCGCACGAACGGATCGTGGCCCGAAATCCACATCGGCGGGTGGGTGTTACCCCAGCAATTGAACCAGACGACGCCGGTGCGCCTGACCTCTTCGATCTCCTCCGGCGTCAGCTCCCATTTACTCAGCACTTGGGGCCGTCCGTCGAGATCGCGATAGCGATGAACATGCAACGAGTAGACTGTCGCCGCAGCGGCATCCTCCGGCGTCGGCGGCGCAAGCACGAGGTTCGCCTCCGGGAACGCTACGCCCTTCGCCATTCGATCAATCTCCGCTTCGCGCCGGTGGCGCCGGTTTCGCGCCAACCGGATCCTTGAGCGTGTCACCGCCATCGATCTCGGCGTAACCGGCTTCCTCGCGCACCTCGTTCTGCACGAGCCACGGATGTCCGCCGAGCGCCTTCGAGAAGAATTCGGCCTGGTCAGCCATCGTGCCGCGCAGGAGCTCGTGCTCGTCGACGTCGATGCAATAGCGCTTCCGCTCGGCGGGGGTCAGCAGGACCCTCCTTAGCGCCTGCTCCCAGGCAATGATCCCGGGGTTCAGCCCGAAGCGGACGAACATGATCGCCAGCTGCTCGATGCCCGAGCCCCAGCTCGTATCGTCCATCATCAGAAAGGGCCGCGGGACGCCGAACGCGCGAGCGACTTCCTCAATCTGATGATTGCGCGCTTCGACTGCCTGGGCCTCCTGCCCGGTCATGGTGAAGCGCTCGGCCTTCATCCCCTCTTCGAAGACCATCCATTTGCCGGCATTGTCCGGGCCGGAGAAGCGCTCGTCGATCGTGCTTCGGACATTCTCCAGCCCTTCAGGACCGAGCTTGCCCGGATGCGAGACGAACCCGCCGGTGATCATGCCGTTGGCGAAGATGCTCGCCTGGGCGATCTCGGCGGCCCGCGCGACACGGATTGCCTCGCGCGACAGCCGTGCGCGCCCCGCGCCGACGATGCCGTCCGTCGAAAGGTCGCGGACGTGGAGCATATCCTCCGCCGGCCACATGGTGCTGCGGCCGCCCGGCAGCGCGATCTCATACTGCAGCGACCAGTCGGGCAATTGCCGCACGGTGACCGAAAGGGGATCGACCGGCTGCAGCGCGATCGGCCTTTTCCCGAGGCCGCGAATGACAACTGCATAGGCGTTCCCGTGGAGCAGCCGGCGGACGTCCATCAACTGATAGAATTCGAACGCCGTATGCTGATCATTTGGCTGCCAGCGCAGCAGCTCGTAGAGCGGATGATCCTCCGCTTCCTGCATCGTCGTGCGATCGACCAGGCGCGTCGGCAACATCGCATGGCTCGACGCCAGCACATCGACACAACGCAGCACGCACGCCGCGCGCAGCGCATCGTAGCCCGACAGGCCGGAGCGCAAGAACTCATAGAAGCGCGGGTCGCCAAACCCGAACGTGCTCGCCTGCGGCGTCGGCGGCGCAAAAGCGCCGAGCAGGCGGGACCAGAATGACATTCCGGCCCCTCCCTCAGACGATCAGAACGCCACGCGTCGCATAAACGCTGGTCTTGTCGACGGCCTCCGGATTGGTCTCGAGCAGCTTGGTCGCATTGAAGGCCGCCATCAGCGGGTCGATCTTCGCGGCGCCGTTGGCGTACTTGTTGATCATGACCGACTGCCTGCCTTGCTCTTCTTTGGCGTTGCCGACGCACCAGGCCATCAGCCGCGACCCCGAATGCACCGCACCGCCGAACTTCAGCTTGCGCGCCAGCCCAACGATCGCGCTCATCAGCCGGTAGCCCTGGCCGATCGCCACCACGACGCCTTCCGGGATTCCGGCGGCGTCGAGCGCGTCGACCAGGTCCGTCGCCATCGCCGCGTCGAGGCCGATCCCGGCCTTCTCCGGCACCAGGCCCGATTCCCACACGCGCACGATGATCGCGACGATCTCGGATATGTCCTGCGGCAGGCCGTATCCGCCGGCTTCTTCGCCGACGGGTCGGTCCTCGCAAATCACCAGGTCGCCGTCGCCGGCGAAATCCTTGAGCAGCGCCGCGATCTGCTTGCGCCGATCGAGCACTTCCGGCCAGCACCAGGCCTTGGTCCAGTAGAGCCAGCGGTCGGTGCCGCGCTCGCGCCCCGCGACACACAGCCCATACAAATCGTCGAGCCCGCCGCCGTCGCCGCCGATCACGACCACTTCGGATCGCTCGATCAGGCCGTCCAGGGTCAGCGACGGATCCGCCGCATCCTCCCAGTAATCGGCTCCGCGCCAGCGGTCGCGCCGCAGGCGCAGCCCGATCTCGACGTTGAGATGCTTGGCAAGGAAGATCTGCAGGCCTTCACCTTCGCCGCGCAGCTCCTTGGTCAGCTCGGCCTGGAGCCATTCGGCGCTGACCGAGCGGCCGAGCATCGGGTTGGTGACGTAGAAATTTGCCGGATCGAGATAGGCTTCCTCGTCCAGCAGCTTGCGCGGCCACTCGTAGAGCACCGCGAGAAACGTCTTGTCCT